AAATGCTGGAGCATCGACTAGTAGACCAACTCCAAGAGTTGTTCAAACATCTACTCCTGGTACAAGACTTACTGCTTCTTCTAGACCCCCAGGGACATCGCCTGCTACCCCTATAGCAAGATCAGCAAATACTCCTGCACCTACTGCTGGTTCTCAACAACAGAAACCACTGGTTGGTGGTATTGAAAGAAGAACTCCAACTTCTGCTGAATTAAAAGCAGCACAAGCACTTCGCGCTCCAGTTCCAACAACAGGACCTCTTGGAGCAGCAGTGGCTGCTGCTGGTTCTAAACCAGTAGCATTCGATCCATCATCTTCAACTTCAACACCTACTGACACATCAAAAGCATATAGTACTCCTGCCCCTTCTGGTGGTTATGGTGGCACTGCAGATGCTTCTAAACCAACGACAGCATTTAGTCCTACATCAACACCAACTGCTCCAGCAGCACCTGCAAGACCTTCTTTAAGATCTGGACTTGATGATATTCGTCGTATGCAACAAGCATCTCAGATGAGACAGAAGGGAATTACTATAACTTCCGACCAAATTAAGGCTGCAGAAAGAACAAAACCAACAACTCCTAGCCTTGGGCAAAAGGCATCAGAACTATCTTTAGGTTCTTCACAATTTAAGCCAACAACTCCGGGTGCAAAACCAACAACACCAGCAGCAGCAACACCAGCAACACCAGCATTAGGAACATCTACTCCAGCAATGCAATCAGCAGGAACAGCAGCTGCTTCTAAACCAACAACGACTGGTGTATCTGGATTTAAAATGTCAACTGATTTATCAAAACCTGCTGAGACAAAAAAGAATCAGCAAAAAATTAATGCTGGAATGGAGATTCAAGGTAGCAAACTTCAAGAACAATTAAAGACTGATAGTTATGGCAGTTATGCAAGCCCTGATTCATTGTTTGAAGCATATCAATCAATTTATAATCAATAATCAAAAGGAGGGTTGACACCCTCTTTTTTTTTAACTATAATACAAAAAGAGTCTTACTACGAAATGAATAAAGAACGATTGAAATTGATTGTTCATAATCTTGAGTTGCTTGTAACTGCTTTAAAGGATGAACTTGCAGAAAAAGAAAAAGTTTCTCTAAACTATGAGGAAATTGTTCCATTTTTAGAGAATGATGATGACATTGAATATTATTCTGAGGATGACGAAGATTGATGAAACCCATTAAAGCAAAAGACCTTCTGGAACTTGATCAACATATGAAAGTTGTGATGCTTCGGAATACGCCACTTCCTCAAACTCTTGTTTATCAGGCAGGTAAGAACGATTATTCTGAAGATCCCATTCATACCAAAATGCCTCCTGGAGAAAAGGATTGTGGTAAATGGGTCATCGAACAACTACTCGCAAATGAAAGGGGGCACTGGGGACCACTAGAACATCCTGCGATTACTCTGGATTGTGTTGGGTTCGTTCATAATGTCATCGTACAGGCACGAACTCATCGTGTTGGAGTTTCTTTTGACGTTCAATCTCAACGATATACTGGACGCCGTGTGCTGAAAGTTGCAAAGGGAGAACTCAAACCAGAAGAGGTTTATTATGTGCGTCCAGAAGGTCTCTATCTGGACCGTAAAGGGCACAAGTACGAATGGACCCGTGAGGATTATGAAAGGCAGTTGAAGTTCTGTCTATCGGCATCTGAGCGGTATGCAGAGGGGTATGAGAATCGGGGTATGGCAGAGGAGCATCTTCGTGATTATCTTCCACAAAACATTCGTCAAAACTTTGTGGTTTCATTCTCTCTTCGTGCTGCACTTCACTTTCTGGACCTGAGAGCAAAACTTGATGCTCAAGTAGAAATCCAGGCACTCTGTGAAGGTATGGTGCCTATAATGAAATCGTGGGTTCCTGAAATCTTCAGTTATTATGAAGAGAAGCGTCTTCATAAAGCACGGTTATCCCCCTAAATATTTTTGTAAATTATTGTATCTTATGCCTACTTATCCTGTTATTAATAAAGTTACTGGTGAGCAAAAAGAAGTTACCATGAGTATCAACGTCTGGGATCAATGGAAAGACGAAAATCCAGACTGGGATAGGGATTGGTCAGATCCTGCAACTTGCCCATCATCGGGTGAGATTGGTGAATGGAAGGATAAATTAAACAAAAAAAATCCATCTTGGAATGAAGTTCTCAACAAAGTCGGAAGAGTCCCTGGTTCAAGAGTGAAGAAAAACTGATGACACGAAGAAAAAGAAACAATGATCTCCAACCAATCGGAGTTGGAATGACTGCTAAGCAAATGAAAAGACGCAAACCTATTAATACAGATCTATTAGTTGAAATAGATCCACTCACAGAAAATCAAAAAAGACTTTTTGAGTCTTATGCAAATAATAAGCATCTTTTTGCTTATGGATGCGCGGGTACTGGTAAAACATTTATCACACTTTATAATGCACTAAAGGAAGTTTTAAATGAGATTACCCCGTATGAAAAGATTTACATCGTTAGATCATTAGTTTCAACCAGAGAAATTGGATTTCTTCCTGGTGATCATGAGGATAAATCTGCACTTTATCAAATTCCTTATAAGAACATGGTAAAATACATGTTCCAAATGCCAGATGATGCATCATTTGAAATGCTTTATGGAAATTTAAAAGCACAAGAAACTATAAAGTTTTGGAGCACTTCCTTTATTCGTGGAACCACTTTAGATAATTGTATTATTCTTGTAGATGAGTGTCAAAACTTGAATTTTCATGAACTTGATAGTATAATTACTCGTGTGGGTGACAACTGTAAAATTATGTTTTGTGGTGATGCCACTCAAACTGATTTAACAAAAACCTACGAAAAAAATGGTATTCTTGATTTTATCAAAATTATTCGTAACATGAATAGTTTTGATGTAATTGAATTTAATGTTGATGACATCGTAAGATCTGGTCTTGTGAAAGAATACATTCTTAATAAAATTGCTTTAGGTATGTAATGAGTTTTATTCATCATAATTTTCTTGGTGATCTTGAATTAAATAAAAAAGAAGTGAATGGAATGCGTCTATATAATCTCCCGAACGGAGAGTGGGTGCCTTCCATCACTTCTGTTACTAGTTTTTATAATCGTCAACTTTTTGTTGAATGGAGAAAAAAAATTGGTGAAGAAAAGGCAAATCAAATTACCAGACAAGCAACAGCAAGAGGAACTGACTTTCATCAAGTTTGTCAAGACTATCTTGAAAATAAAGAATTGGACTGGAATGACTATCAACCAGCATCTAAGTACATGTTTCATTCAGTCAAGTCAGAACTTGACAAGATAAATAATATTCATGCAATTGAAAGAACACTTTACTCTAAGTATCTTGGTCTTGCTGGAAGAGTGGATTGTATTGCAGAATATGAGGGCGAATTAGCAATTATTGACTTTAAAACTGCTGGAAAAATTAAACCAGAAGAATGGATTCAGCAGTACTTTGTGCAAGAAGTTGCTTATGCTTGTATGTATTACGAATTAACAGAAATTCCTGTAAAAAAATTAATTACTTTGATGGTAACTCCTGATGGGGAATTTAAAGTATTTGATAAAAGAAATAAAGATCATTATATAAAACTTTTGGTTAAGTACATTAAAGAATTTGTAAAGGAAACATCAGGACAATGAAGGAATTAATCGAACAGGAATTGGAAAAAAAGTTTTTGTGCTCAGCAAGATTTGCACAAGAAATAGAAAAAATAGTTCAGTACGATAACATTTCTTACATTGATTCTATTATCTTTTTTTGTGAGAAAAATAACATTGATTTAGAAATGATTGCAAAATTAATTTCAAAACCATTGAAAGATAAAATTAAGCAGGAAGCAATTGAACTAAACTTTTTAAAGAAAACATCCAGAGCAAAATTGCCTTTATGAAAGTGACTCCTTTTGATGTCTATAAAACGTATCTGGCATTAAAAAATCATTTTACAAGTGAAAATTATGATTATTTTAAGTATGCTGGAAAATCTAGAGCAAGTGTAACATCCTTTAACAAAAGAAAGGACAAATATTTTTTTGAAAGATGTTCTAGAAAAATGAATGATGACGAAGTTATTGATTATTTCGTTTCCAATTTTGTCTTGCATGATGATCCACAGAGAGTGTGGATTGGAGAGATTATGCAGACTGGGGAGGGTAATTATAATGAATGGAAAAAAAGAACACAAAGTCTTTCATACATTTTTTCCGAAGAGATTAAAAATGTTTTTGATGAAAAAGATTTTGATCAGATGTTTGAGTGTAAGTCAGGATCACACCCTCAGATTCTAAAGGAATATCTTAAAAAAAATCTTTCCATTGAAACTTTAGTAATTCTTGATGAGATCTTGACTTATAGTAAGAGGTATGATAGAATTTTAAATGATATGGTGTGGCAAACCGTAAGTAATAAAATTAAAAAGTATAGACCTTTTTTATTAAATATTGACATAGCAAAATTTAAAAAAATTCTTAAAGAAAAGGTAGTTAAATGAGTAATTTTTTTAGTTCAGAAGTTGTTCTCAAAGAATTAAAGGAAATTCATTTTTTGCAAAATAGATTGCAAAAAATTTTTCTGTCTTCATCATCTTTCTCACATGAAGAAAAGGTAGAATTTATATCTTTATTAAAAATTTTGGTTGAAAAGCAAGAAATTATGTACTTTAGAATGAAATTGTCAAATGATGAAGAAACACAAGATTTGATAGAACAAATTAGACAAAATGCAATTGCTCTTGGAATTTCTCCAAAAATAACTTTAGATGCAATGTTTAAACAAATGAAAGAATCTATCAATTTGATGGGAAAAAAACTTGACGTAGGTGATGATCCATAGTATCATACTTACGAACACATGCCAAATACAACTAATACGGAGAAATACGTATGTCATTCGCTGATCTTAAAAAACAATCTTCTCTTGGTTCTTTGACTGCCAAATTGGTTAAAGAAGTCGAAAAAATGAGTACTACATCTTCTGGAGATGATCGTCTCTGGAAACCAGAAGTAGATAAAATGGGAAATGGATTTGCTGTAATTCGTTTTCTTCCAGCACCAGAAGGAGAAGAACTTCCTTGGGCAAAGGTGTGGTCTCATGCATTTCAAGGTTCTGGTGGTTGGTACATCGAAAACTCACTGACTACTCTTGGTCAGAAAGATCCTGTTTCTGAGTATAATACTCAACTTTGGAATAGTGGTCTTGAATCAGACAAGGAAATTGCAAGAAAGCAGAAACGTAAACTGTCCTATTATTCGAACATTTACGTTCTCAAAGATAGTGCAAATCCTCAAAATGAGGGTAAAGTTTTTCTGTTTAAATATGGCAAAAAAATCTTTGATAAAATTCAGGCAGCAATGCAACCAGAATTTGAAGATGAAACTCCCATCAATCCTTTTGATTTCTGGGAAGGTGCAAACTTTAAACTGAAAATCAAGAAGGTTGCTGGTTATTGGAACTATGATTCCTCAGAATTTGAACGTCCTGGTCCACTTCTTAAAGATGATGAAGCACTTGAAGCACTGTGGAAAACTGAATTTTCTTTGGAAGAGTTTACTAAATCAAGCAACTTCAAATCTTATCAAGAATTGAAAAAACGTCTTGACTATGTTCTCGGAACGAAAGCATCTTCACGACAAGACTCTGAGGTTGAAGATGAAGATGATTATCGTGGTTCTTCTAAACAATTAGATGAAGAACTTATTTCTGCAGTTCGTTCTACTTCTGTACCCGAAGTAGATGATGATGAAGATGAAGCATTGTCATTCTTTCAAAAACTTGCTGAGGACTGAAATTGACTTTTAAATTAAAAAAGGTCTGAAAAATTTTTCGGCATATTTTTTTCTTAAAGGGTCGCTCAAAAAAAGCGACCTTTTTTCATGGTAAAGTAATGCGTGGATTTTCTGTTTTTTTCAATTTATCATTAATGTATTGAGAACTTGGTTTATAAGTCATAATATCTTCAAGATCTTGTAAAATTACTGGAACAAATCTTGAATTTAAAATGTCTATTGATCTTTTTTTATCATTTAAATCACTTTCATAGTCAAAAAAAGTGACTTCTTTGATTTCTGATTTAGATATAACTTGTTCACTGTCAACATACGAGATTGAATGATTTGGTTCAACCCATAAACCTTCTTTTTGAATAAGACGATTTTTAGAGTCTCTGATTTCTAAAGTTTCATAATGATGAACTTCATAAAGAATTTCAAATGGGTATTTATCCTTCAAATATGTATCCAAGTCTATGTTACTTAATGGCCATTGATTTCGAATGTTTGTAATTTTGTTAGATAATAAAATGATCCAATCTAAACTTGAATCTCCGTAAAACTTATCAGCAACTTGGTCTGGTCTTTCGTTACCTTCTATTTGATATTTTTCAAAGTTTACAAAAGATTCAAAAATGTCTTCTCGGACTCTTGCGGATTTAAAAAGATTTTTAACAATTGTATAATCAAGAATTGAATTTCTTGATGCACTTAAATCTGGATAATTCAGATTTGCAAATCTTCTAAAATAACTATTTTTGTAAAAAGTTTTTGGATAAGTTGTGTATTTTGGAATTGCCATTTTAGTAACCTACATCGTCTCCTGGATATTCTAATTGATCTACATCATAAATTGGTTGTAATTCTGAGAATTCAAATTGAATTTTTACTGCAACTGGTTGAGAATCATCATAAGCAGTCCAAAAGCCATCTGGAGCATAGTCTGCAGTAAATCTCACAAGTGCCATATCTTTGAATTTATTTACTGATTTATTTCCATTATTTGTATTATATTTAAGAGCAAAAATGTCCGGAGTTCCAAGTAAAGCATCATTTAGTTTTTTTGGTACTAATCCGTCCTTAAAAAATTTAATAATTCTACGAATGTTTGCACCTTCTTGGGAATTTCGTGCAATCAGCAAATAAGAAAATCCAAATTGTCTTAATGTTGGACCTTGAAAAAGAAGTTCTGCATTTGGATTAATAATGTTTCCAGTTGTTCTTGCCAATAATTGATCTGGTTCGATGTTTATCCCGACCGCAGCTCCTTTTTCATTTAACTGTTTTGATATTTCCATTGCTCCAAAAACAACAGCTCCTCCGAGAACGTTAGAAACTCCTCCCATAATAGCATCAAGTGGATTGAACATACCAAAACGTTCATTTCCTGGAATTATAGATCCAAGTGCGCTGGCAGCAGCAACACCAAAAATATTTAAATCACTTTTTCCCCACTCTGCTGCGTTAGAATCGCTTACTTTTGGCATTGGAAGAATAATTGTTCCTTCATATTTTTCACCACGAGTTGGATTTTTTGATCCAAATCCAAAACCTCCTTGAGGTGGTCTATACTTATATTTGTCTATCTGCAAATAATCTTGTTTTTTATCAATATCTATGGGATAAGAAAGTGCTGAAACTATTTTTTTTGTTTTAAATTTTCTTAATCCTCGGCCTAACCGATTTTCACTTTGAGTTTCTCCACCAATGACTATTCCACTATCATTTGGAAGTTCATCATCATCAATAGAGGCAGTGTTGCCAAAATCTTTTATTCTTTCTTCAAAAATTTGTAATAATTCTTCTTCTGATAAAAATCTAAGAGGTTGATTTATTGTTCCATTAAATTGATTTACAATAAACTTTGTTTCATCAGCAGATGCAATTTTTTTCCAAACATCTGATGTTGGATCTACTGGAACACCGTCAATAAAAAATCCAGTGATACGACCTTCATTGACTCCTCCAGTCAAAACATCAACTTCAATTCTTCTGGCACCTAAAGATGATATCGTAAAGGAGTTTGTAAATGCCATTCTTTATGTTCCTTTAATTTTTTCTGCCGATCTTACTGATTGTTGTTTTTTATCTACAAACTTTTCTGTAGGAAGATTTACAACTCCTTTCCATTCATTGTCTGGAATGTAATGAGGTATTCCTTGAACTCCAGAAAAAAGATATCTACGAAGTGTTTGAGGTGGAACTGCAAATCCAGATTGACCTGATTTATTTAGCAAATCATTAGCAATTTCATCTCTTAAATCTGGACTTACATAATGTAAATTGCACCCTAAAAATCCATTTCCATACATTTCTATAACAAAGACCAAAGGAAATCTGTCGTGACCTTCAAAGGAATATTTTGGTGCGTAGGCAAAAAGATATAAATTTCCAGGAACAAATCCATTTGGTCTTTTAAAACTTCTTGATTGAAGTTCTGAAATCAATTCGTTAAGATACCAACTACTATCTTTTGGTATTTTTCCTGCTTTTTTTTGTATTGACTCGAAGATAGTCAAATTCCTAACTCCTTTTCAGTCATGATTTTGAATTCGAATAGATTATCAGCACAAAATTCTCTTGCGGCTTGCCATTTAGCTTGATTTTTTACATAAGTAAGAGTTTCATATATCATTGATTTGTTTGATTTTCCTTTTTTTCTTATAGGTTCTTGTGTTTCTCTAAACGGTTTAATTTCAATGAGTGCTTTTCTAATTTTTTTATCTTTATCAAGATACTTAATATAAAAATCTGGAAAGTATCTTCTGACTTTTTTTGATGTTGGATCAAAATATTTAATCGGTATCTCTTCAGATGCCCATTCCAAAACATTTTCGTTTAAATCTGCATACTTTGCAAACTTTCTTTCCCAAAGACTTCTGCAGATAATGTTATTTGCATCACCTTTATATTTTTTTGGATTTGTTGGTTTATACTTTGTAGTATAAGCCATAAATATCAATGATAAACTATCTGTATTTATTGTGGCACCATTAGGAAGCGAAATTACATATTCTATTGAAACAGTCAAAAACATTTTTTCAAAAGTATCGTTTGACAATTTGTATCAAGTGAGATTTATTTCTGCAAATTATGGAAATTGGTTGAGTGGTGGAGATGGTAAAGTTACGGGTGAATTTATGAATGATGGATTCTACTTGTTTGAGAAAGTAGGATTATTATGCACACAGGCAGAATTGCCAGCAACAAGTTATGAAACAACACAAGTATTTGGTGATCGTCAAGGATTGGCAGAAATGTTTCCAACACGAAGAATTTATCCACCTCTTAATTTGACTTTTTATGTTGATTCGAATCATGTTGTAATTAAAATGTTTGAAATGTGGATGAATTACATAAATCCAATTAATTCAATTAGAAAAACACATAATACCTACAGTAGAATGAGATATCCTGATTCATATAAAGACAACATTCAAATACTTAAATTTGAAAAAGATACTGGAATATCAAAATCATTTCTAAATTCTATCGGAAGAAGAGATGCTGGCAATTTGACAGAACTTAGATATAAATCACCAATACTGAGTTATCACCTTACAAATGCTTGGCCAATTAACATGTCACAAATGCCTGTCTCCTATGGCACAGCAAATGTGCTAAAAGTGTCGGTTACATTCCAATATGATAGGTACTATGTTTCTGAATTTACTGCCAATGATGGAGTCAAAACATACCTATTTAATGAAAAGAATCTCTTACAAGAACGTTCATAAATAATGGTACTGACTTGAATGTTTATCAATGACATTACCAACAATTACAACCCCCACATACGAACTGGTTTTACCATCAAACGAAAAGAAAATTAAATATCGTCCATTTTTAGTTAAAGAAGAAAAAATACTAATTCTTGCATTGCAATCTCAAGATAATGCTCAGATTACAAATGCAGTAAAACAGGTTCTTAAAAGTTGTGTTTTGACAAGAGGAACTAACATAGACAAGTTGCCAACATTTGACATTGAATATTTGTTTTTAAATATTCGTGCAAAATCCATTGGTGAATCAATTAAAATTGTAATTACTTGTGCTGATGATGGAGAAACAGAAGTTCCCGTAACTATTTTTGTCGATGAAATTCAAGTTAAAAAACATAAAGATCATAAAACTGATATTATTTTAGATGATAAAACTTTGCGTATGAAGTATCCATCTTTGGAAGAATTTGTGGAATCAAATTTTGAAATTGCTGATGAACTAACTCCAGAAGAAAAAGTAAATCTTACTTTGAAACCTGTTGCAAATTGTTTGGATATGCTTTTTAATGAGGAAGATGCGTGGGATTTTTCTAATTATACTGAAAAAGAGAAAATTAATTTTTTAGGAAAGTTAACTTCAAAGCAATACAAAGAAGTTGAAAAGTTTTTTGCAACAATGCCAAAACTTTCTCATGAGATTGAGGTTGAGAATCCAAAAACCGGTGTTAAAAATCGTGTCGTTTTGGAGGGATTAAAAGATTTTTTCGCTTAAGTATTGCAAGAGAGGATCTTGAGTCTTACTATAGAATTAATTTTGCTCTCATGCAATACCATAAATACAGTTTAAGTGAAATTGAAAACATGCTTCCTTGGGAAAGGGAAATTTATTTGGCACTTTTGAAAAATCACATAGAAGAAGAAAAGCAAAGATACGCAAATGCCCGCTGAAACTTTAGAAAAAAAAATTTCAATTGATAGTTTTTTTCAGAATCTTGATGAGATTTCTGATGAATTAAATCGTGTCAATGAAAAAACCGATCAAACTTCCAATCAAGTTAAATCGGTAGAAGTAAAAGCATTTGCAAATCAAAATTATTTGCAATCTTTATTGCAAACACTTATGACACAGGAAGACATTATTCAAAATGTTTCTTCCGATAATCAACAACAAAATACAATTATTAATAATCTAACGAATGTTATAAGACAAGATGGAGATCGAGTAGAACAAATAATTGTCAATCAAAACCAAACTACAAATCAGATTGGTGAAGTTGGAGATAAAATTAAAATCTTAGAAAAATCTAGAGAACAAGTTGTTGATCAGATTGCAACCGTAAAAGAAGAAAATTCTTCCGATAATCAACAATTATCAAAAGCATTTGGTGTTTTAAAGCAAGTTTATGATTCTTTGTCATCTGGAGTTCAATCAGTTCGTGCTGAAGTTGGAGATAAAATTAAAATTTTAGAAAAATCTGGAGAACAAATAATTGTCAATCAAAACCAAACTACAAATCAGATTGGTGAAGTTGGAGATAAAATTAAAATCTTAGAAAAATCTAGAGAACAAGTTGTTGATCAGATTGCAACTATAAAAAAAGAAAATTCTTCCGATAATCAACAACAAAATACAATTATTAATAATCTAACGAATGTTATAAGACAAGATGGAGATCGAGTAGAACAAATAATTGTCAATCAAAACCAAACTACAAATCAGATTGCTGAAGTTGGAGATAAAATTAAAATTTTAGAAAAATCTGGAGAACAAATAATTGTCAATCAAAACCAAACTATAAATCAGATTGGTGAAGTTGGAGATAAAATTAAAATTTTAGAAAAATCTGGAGAACAAATAATTGTCAATCAAAACCAAACTACAAATCAGATTGGTGAAGTTGGAGATAAAATTAAAATCTTAGAAAAATCTGGAGAACAAGTTGTTGATCAGATTGCAACTATAAAAAAAGAAAATTCTTCAGAAACTCAACAATTATCAAAAGCATTTGGTGTTTTAAAGCAAGTTTATGATTCTTTGTCATCTGGAGTTCAATCAGTTCGTGCTGATGTTGAAACAATTTCTGAATATTTGTTGAAGGATCAAAAACAGAGGCAAGAATTATTAGAAGAAAGAAAACTTAGACGGTCAAGAGAAGATGACATTAAGGAAAAATCTGACATAATCACTTCTTTGAAAGAAGCATTTGGTGGAGGCACGGAACAAGAAAAATTTGGAAACATTATGAGTCAGCAAGATTATGCAAATTTAATGAATAGTGGTGGTGGAGCAGATTCTGGTCAGCAAGGAGGTGGTGGACTGGGATCGGCAGTATTAGGTGCTGGTGGATTGGCTTTGGGAACAATGGGTACTGATGCTATAAACAACATTTTTGGAACACCTTCTGGTGAAGGTGGTGGAGGAACTCCAGGATCTGGAGGAACTGCTTCTGCTGGACAATGGAAACCACTTTTAGATGTGATTGCATCTGGGGAGGGTGGATATGAATCAGTTAATCCTGGGCAGACAGTTCCTGGTTTAACTGAAATGACAATTGCTCAAGCATGGGCAACTGCACAAAGAGTTGGAAAATCTAAAGGTGGAAGTGGTGCAATGGGACGATATCAATTATTATCCGACCCAATTGGGAGAGCGAGAGCAGCAGGGTTAGATCCAAATAAAGATAAATTTAGTCCAGCAAATCAAGATAAAATAGCAGTTTACATTATTCAAAATGTGAGAAAGGGTAAACAATGGTTAGCAGGAACTTTAAAAGGTGGAGATGCTGCTTTTGCTCAAGGAATTGCAAATGAATGGGCTGGTGTTCCCAATTTATCTGGTCAATATTCATATCCTGGTCAGGGTGGAAAAGTAAAAGCAAGTTCAGTGAAGGCAGCATTGGAACAAGTTAAAAAATCACCAACAACTACTTCCACAACAACAGCAAAATCACGAACACCACAAGCATCAACAGGAACACCACGGGCAGCATCAGCAGCAGGGCAACAAGGAACACCACAAGCATCAACAGGATCTAATCCACCCGGAGCATTAGCACCCGGTCAGAGACCTGATAGAGCATTAACATCGGAACAATTTAAAACTGCTCAACAAGCAAGAGAAGAAGGTAAATCTCAAGGTTTAACCGGACAAGCACTTGAAAGAAGTGTTGCCAATGCTGTGATGGGGACTTCTGGTGCTACTAGTGCTACTGGTGCTGCAATTGGAGAACCAACAAGAGAAATCAAAGTTTCCAGTGCTGATTTGCCCTCCCCTAAAGACATGGAAATTGCTTCAGCACAACCTGAAATGAAACCAATGGATACTTCTTCAATTGTTCCATTTGACACACAGCAAGTGGCATCTGGTGGGTATTCTCAAGCACCACGAAATCAAGGTCCACAATCAAACATTTCATCATCACCAGATTCTCCAGAGGCAATGCCAACCAGCAATCCTTTGACAAGAATGTGGACTTTAAGTGCAATAAATCATTTAAACATTAATGGATCAATGGATCATATCTATGGCTAAAATTTCTGTAGATTCATTGTTGGGCAATTTGCAATCCCAATCATCTAAAACATCAGGTATTCTGAAGCAGATTGATTTAAAAACTGATAATAACATCAGAAAAGCTTCAATGTTAAATGTTAGTTTGGATGCTGAAGAAGAAGAAGAGGAACTCTCAGCAGAAAAACCAAAAGATATTTTTGATTTTAAGATTCCGAAAGAATCTATGAAATCTGAACCCGCTCAACAAAAATTTGGAAACATTATGGGTCAACAAGATTATGCAAATTTGATGGATAGTAGTTCGGGGGGAGGTTCTGTTGCTGCTGGTGGTGGTCAACAGACAGGTGGTGATCTTGGTGCAGCAGTATTAGGTGCTGGTGGATTGGCTTTGGGAACAATGGGTACTGATGCTATAAACAACATTTTTGGAACACCTTCTGGTGAAGGTCAACAACCAGGGGGAGATTCAATAGATTATGTTGCTCCGGGAAAAGTATCACCAGTTGTGACGGGTAAATACGGAGAACCAAGAAAAAGTGGACCTCATGGAGGCACTGATTTAGGTGGTATGCCTGAGGGAACTCCATTAAGAGCAATTTCTGATGGAAAAATTATTGATACTGGAATTGATCCTAAAGGGTGGGGAAATTTTGTGGTTTTTGTTGATGATAAAGGTATTCATCATCTTTACGGTCACGTTCAAAATGGATATAGAGGAAAGGGTGACATTAAAAAAGGAGATATTATAGCAAGAGTTGGAATGACTGGATCAACTACAGGACCTCATTTGCATTGGGAAACTGGAACACGGTGGACTGGTAGAGTTTTAACTGGAAAATTTGATCCTCTCAATAGATATAGTATGCACGCTCCATTTAGTACAGCAAAAGCACCTTCTGCATCTACACAAGCAAAACCAGCACCATCAGCACCAACAACTCCAACTGCATTGCAACCAGCACCAAGACAACCTGCTACAACGGTTCCTTCTGGAGCACAACCCTCTGGAACTCAATCTTCACAAAGAGTTTCATCCTCACCAACTCCTACATACAGAGGAAGTGCTGAACGATCTTCTGCTACTTATCAACAGGGACTTAGCTGATGACACTTGACAATTATAAAATTGAAAGATTATCAATTATTTCAGATACTAATGGGGAATATAGTGTAGCAAAGGGTGCTATAATTGATTATTATGAAGATATTTTGTGTCCAACAATTTCATTGTCAATAACGTTTCCAGATACCGATGGTGTGGCAAGTCAATGGCCAATTGTTGGTGGGGAAAAGATGATAGCAGAAATTTTTTTTCCTTATTCTGGAGATACTTTTAGAATCACTGAAACTCATAATGTTTTAAATCAAGTTTCTGGAAACACCATGACCCAATCAAGTGGTCAACTGTTTACTTTGAATGGACTTTCTATGGAATGTTTGAAAAATGAAGGTGTTAGACTATGTAAAAAATATCAAGGAAACATCGGACAAATTATTCAAGAATTATTGCAGGGAGGTGCATCTGGAGGAACAAATCCAACTTCAATCGGAACTTCTAAAAATTTAGATAGTGAAAATACAACTAATTCGTATTCATTTATAGGTAATCAAAGAAGATCTTTTGATACAATTCAATGGCTTTGTCCAAAATCCATGAATGGACAAACAACAGGTGGATTTTTATTTTTTGAAACTTTGGATGGTTATGTATTTAAATCTGTTGATACTTTATTAAAGCAATCACCAGTAGCAGAGTATAGTAAAATAGAAACTGTAGAACCTGGAAATAGATTTGTGATTAAACATGAATATCAAACAAAAAATTCAGATTTGTTTGGTATGAGCAGACAAGGAATGTATGCTAACCGAACAATTTATTATAATTCAAAAGATTTGAAACCAGATTTAGCAAAAGGAAGTAATTTATATAATGTGACAAATGCAAAAGAAATTTTACGAAAAGCACCAGTTTTGCCAGAGGGATTAGATCAAATTCCAACAAGAAGCATGATGAGATTTTTAGATCCGGGTGCAACACAAAATGGTGCAACTTTAGGTGAAGTTCAAGACATCAATGAACTTGCTAAATATCAGAATCAGACTTATATTCGTCTTAATTTGTTATTTTCTCAGTCATTAAATATTTTAATTCCAATTAATTCTGAATTGAGAGCAGGACAAGTAATTTCAGTTAAATTTCCAATTCCAACAAGTGATCAGACAAAAAAAAGTCTTGGAAATAATTCCACAAAAGATGTGAGTGGTAATTACTTAATTTCTCAATTGAGACATAGTATTCACGATAATAGAGCTTATACCTCACTCAAATTAATTAGAGATTCTTTTGAAGCATAATTATGGAACAAACATTAACAAAGCAAAACTTTTTTGGCAAAGATCCAATTCAATGGTGGTTAGGAATCGTCACGGATCCAACAAAAGGTGGATGGGATAAAACACTGAAAACTCAAAAATCATCTGATGGAAATGAAGTTTACTATTATCGGGCAAGAGTTAGAATTTTAGGTTATCATGATAATGATCAAGAATTGCCAGATGAAGAACTTCCATTTGCACAAGTTCTTGGTCCTGCAAATAAAAGTTTAGGTGTAGGAGGAGAAGGAGATCTACTTGGTCTTCAAGGAGGAGAAACTGTACTTGGATTTTATATGGATGGAGAAGATGGTCAACAACCTGTTATTTTTGGAACTCTTTATCGCAATCGCTTTGTTCAAGATGCTCCCCAGGAAAATAAAAAAACAGCATTTGAACCCTTTACACCACAAGAAACTGTAAAAGGAAAGCATACGATAGATGAAGGAACTCAACAAGGTCAACTTTGGAAAGGGGGTGTTTCTGATAATGAGTCTTCTGGAGAAATAACTCTTTCCAAGACAGAATTTAATACAATTACCGATGTTTTGATTACACCACCAGATCCTTGTGAAAAAAATGGATTGGGAAGAATTTCTTCAATTCTTGAACAATTTACTAATAAAACGTCACAATGGAAACAATTTTCTGGAACCTATTATGACCCAATTTTAGGAAAAATTATAGATATTGAAAATGAATTAACTGCAATATCTGCTGAAATTTATGCTCAAATAACAGAATGGACAAGAAAACTTAGAGAAGAAATTGTTGTTGAATCATACAAGGGAATGGCAGAACTTTTAAAAACTGTTCCTAAACCATCTCATCCTCTTTTTGGTAAAGGATTTAAATTAGTGACTGATGAGATTTTTTGTTTATTTGAAAAAACTATTCAAAAAGCATTTGGTTACGTTTCTGATAGTTTGAAAAATTTTGTTGGAAAAGTTGCTGAAATGAGTTCGGGAATTATCAATTCATTTCTGGGTAACTTTTTTGGGCAACTCAGTGGAATTATTCAAACAGGATTAAACGTGATTTCTTCATTTATTAATCTTGGTGTTAATGTTGCAAATACAATTCAAAGTGTTTTTGGAGGATCACTGGGATTTTTAACAAATTTATTTTCTTGTGATGATGTTGGATGCAGACAACCACAATCATGGTCTTCAAGATACGGAACAATAAATCTACCAAGAGATAGCAGGGAAAGTTTTTCAGAAGTTTTTCAAACAGAATCCTTTAAAGAAAAAATAAAACCTCAAACTGATACATCTATCGCAGTTAGAAAAGCGGTTATTGTAAACGATTTTACTATTGAGAATGGAGAATATGAAAATGTTTACACTAAAGTATCAAAATTATACTACTTAGATGTTAATGCTAATGTCATTAGAGAAGGAATTAAACAGGATGGAGCAACAGATGCTTACTATAATAAAAAATCAAAAGTTGCAATTGTATTTGATAGAAATTCTAGATGGTATATTGTAGTAGGAGTAGAACTCATTAATGGTACAGATTTAAATCCAAAATTGACTATAAAAACGGATTGGGGAATGACACAAACGCAAGAATTTGAACATCCTAATAGTGCATTAGATCCCACTCACGGAATGGTTAACATTAATGTTTCTGGAACATCGAAAAGTGAATTTTCTGCATCTTATGATACAGACATTACAAAAGATTCTTCAGAAGCACTTACTTATACAGTTTCTCCCCCAGAGGTGATTTTTAGTGGAAGTTCTAAAAATCCAGCCAAGGCCATTGCGATGGTAAATCAATCTGGGCAAATTGTTGGAGTTTCTATTGTTAATAGTGGACGATATTTGCGTCCAATTTCAGATCCACCATTAATCACGTTCAGAGACAAAAGTAGAAATGGATTTGGTGCTGGTGCAATTGCTGTGATGGGTCGTGTTTCCAAATTACCAAATGGTAAGTATAAACCTGATAAGAATGGAAAATTTGTAGGAGTTGTTGGAATTTCTATGATTAATCATGGTAAAGGTTATCCAGACAGAACACGTAAGTTTGTAATCGGAGAATAATTATGGCAGACATACAAGTTACACAATCTGTCATGGAAAATTATGTTGGAACTTTAATTGGATTTGTTATTTCCGAAACTGGATTTGGATATCCTCAGAATACTACAGTTTCAATTAAATCTCCTTCCACCTCAAAGGTTTATGGTAAATTTGAAACTATAATTAGTCCAGAAGGAAACATTTTAAGAGTAAAAGTTAATACACCTTTAGCTCTTTTAATTTCGACTGAGATTCCTAAAGTGATTATAAATACAAGTACTGGTGGAGGAATTGGTGCAATTTTGCGTCCAGTAATTAATTATGTGAGAGTTGATCCAACACAAGAGTCTGATGTCTTTGACGTTAATGATGATACTGTAATTTCTGTAGTTGATTGTGTGGGTATCACTCCTGAAGAGGCGGCATCACCAACTCGGAAGTCTAAATTTACCTCTCCATCCACTTCGGAAACACTCTTCGTTTCTGTCATAAATCCTGGATCTGGGAATAAATTTTATGTTAATGGTGTTGAACGAGGGTCACTAACCTTTGCAAGAG